ATAAGAGCATTTGGGTTTGATCCATATAATGCTCGAGAATTTGTTGAACGATGGGAACGAGAAAATGGGCCTTTCGGTATTGAAAAGGTAATTCAAGGTGCAAAGACAGAATCGGTTCCTCTTGGTGAACTTAAAAAGCTTAGTGAAGAAAGGATGTTAATATTCGATCAAGAACTATTTTCATTTACTATGGGCAATTGTGTTACAATGGAAGATACTAATGGCAATAGAAAGCTGTTAAAGAAAAGGCATGCGGAAAAGATTGATTCTGTTGCCGCCCTTCTAGATGCTTATGTTGCATATAAATTAAACAAAGAAGCATTTGAATAGGAGGTATAATGGAAAATACATCCAATCGTATTTTTAAATTACAGAATAGTGGAGAGTATATTTAAAGAAAGGAGGTAAACATGAGTAATAGTCTGAAAGGTAGTACAGATCTTCGTCGAATTAATTCACTTATTCATTCTGATGATGAAGAATCAGTGTTAGCCCATTTTGGTGTTCGTGGTATGAAATGGGGTGTTCGTAAGGCTAGTGATTCTGACGGCGGCAATTCTAGCGGATCACAAGGTGGCTCTGGTAAAAAGAGTGTCGAAGAAGATTGGCACGAAGCAACCAAGGGTATGTCTGCAGGTAAAAAGTTTGCCATTGGAATGGCGCTTGGACCATATTGGGGTGCGAAGTTTGTTAATAAACAAAAACAAGATGCTTCAGATCCAGTAAAGGTTATGAAGAAGGAAAAGAAAGCTTTAAGTAATAAAATTGTTAAAGACTTTGATAAAGAAATGGAAACACAAAAACCCTGGGATAGTATTAATAAGGAATATAAGGCTAAATATGGTAGTAAATTAAAGTGGAATGATGACCAAGCAGAAGAATATTCTAAAGCAATGACAAAAAAGACAGAAGATATTTTAAATAGTGTTGCCACCAAACATCTTGCTGGAACAAATTATAAAATAACCCAGATTGAAGGCTTTAATGATTTTTTACCAGACTTTCAATTAACGCAGGTAAATGATTTAGAGCATTCGGCGCTTCAACATGCAAAAGCAAATGAACGAAGTTGGGTACTTGAAACAGAATTTGATAGTGATAATTTTGTAACCGGATTTAAATTTCCAGCCGAATTCTTTGAAGTTGATGAGGAAGATCTTGCCACATTAGCTGAGGAAGATGAGGGCGATGATGAATCAGAATAAACAGAATGATGATTTAAAACACTTTGGAATTCTTGGCATGAAGTGGGGTGTTCGTAAAGACGATTCCGAAGGACAACAAAGAGAGGCCAATAAAAGAATTGAAAAGGCTGGAAAAAAAGCTTTGTCTTTAGCTAATAAAAAATATTTAGATGTCTATAATGCAATGGCCGATGAATCTGCTGATTTCTATTCGAAGATTAATCAAGACTTTACTAAAAAGTATGGAGATAAATTTGATTTAAGAAATGATCCAGACCCCAAAATGGTAAAGGAATATTATCAGGCTTGTGCAGATGCCGTAACTAAATCATTACAAAAACATAGTGATCGGTTATTGGGTTCCCAAGTAGATCCCGATGTAAAAATTACATGGACTCTACCAGATGTTAATTCATTTCCTACATTTTATGTTGAGCGTACACAGCCAGAAGTTGAACATGCAGAAAATCAAGATGACCGCATTTTACTTAAAGTTATTCATAACGATTTGGGACATATTATTCAACTAATGATTCCAACGGATGTAAACGGAGAGTTAATGCATTATGGAGTGATCGGCATGAAATGGGGTATTCGTAAAGGTGAATCGGGTGGTTCGAATATTAAAAAGGATCGGAAATCTGCATTAAAAAATCGTCGAAGTCTTTCTGATGAGGAACTTGATAAACGAATTAATCGCTTACAGAAAGAAAAGCGGTTTAAAGATCTTCAAGAAGACGATATTACTCCAGGTATAAAAGCAACTAAAAATTTTATGAGTAAATATGGCGGAATTGCTCTCGGTTCAATGGCTGGTATAATTGGGGCCAAGTTAGCTAAAGCGGCAATGAAGACTAATCCTGGTGATATTCTCGATGCCATTGCTACAACACTTGTTAAAGTTCCGAAGACAATTATTGGGTGATATGATGATTCTAATATTTGCAATACGAATTAACAAGAAAGTAGGATACATATATGAAAAAGTAATCAGAAAAGGAGGCTAATCTATGGCCCAACCAATTAGTTATAGAATGCGGAAGGCATGGAATGCATTTCGCGGGGTCTCTGATGAAGAGTATACATATCGGGATCTTGGATATTATTCATCCGTTGGTCCATCAACTCCTCGCTTTTCTGGAGGCAACGAAAAGACCATATTAACAGCCATTTATAATCGTATCGCTTTAGATGTTGCTTCGTATGATTTGGCTCATGTTCGAGTTGACGATCAGAATCGTTATTTAGAGACGTTGAATACCGGCTTAAATAATTGTTTAACTATTGAAGCAAATAAAGACCAGACCCATCGATCATTTTTGCAAGATGTTATTTTGAGTATGTTTGATGAAGGCTCAGTTGCGATTATTCCAACGGATACAACAATCTCTCCAATCTCGACCGGTGGCTTTGATATTTTATCTTTACGAACTGGAAAGGTCATGGCTTGGTATCCAAACCACGTTCGGATTGAAGCATACAATGATAATAAAGGAATCAGAGAAGAAATAACACTACCTAAAGCTATTGTTGGTATTATTGAAAATCCACATTATGCAGTTATGAATGAACCAAATGGTACTCTTCGTCGATTAATTCGTAAATTAATTTTACTAGATGCTGTTGATGAGCAGAGTGGGAGTGGAAAACTTGATTTAATTATTCAATTACCATACGTTATTAAAACCGAAGCAAGGCAAAAGCAAGCCGAAGAACGTCGGTTAGCTATTGAGCGTCAGTTAAGTGGAAGTAAGTACGGAATTGCTTACACTGATGGTACAGAACGAATTACACAATTAAACAGACCTTCCGAAAACAATTTGCTTGAGCAGATAACTTATTTAACTAATCTGCTGTATAGTCAACTTGGGATTTCGGCAGATGTGTTTGATGGAACAGCAAGCGAATCTAAGATGATGAATTATTATAATCGAACTATTGAACCCCTGGTAACAAGTGTTACCGATGAAATGCGTAGAAAGTTCCTGACAAAAACAGCACGAACTCAAGGGCAAAGAATAATGGGATTCAAAGATGTTCTGCGTTTGATTCCAGCAAATGAATTAGCTGATATGGCTGATGGATTTACACGTAATGAAATATTAACATCTAATGAAGTTCGATCTGTTCTTGGACTAAAACCATCCACTGCTCCTCAAGCGGATGAGTTGCGTAACAAGAACATGCCGCAGCAAGATCAACCAAATTACCAGGCAAATCCTCAATTGGAAACGCCGACAGAAGACATTGCCGAGGAGGATGGTGAAGACCTAGATGAAAATTCAAAATAGAAGGAGTTATAAAAATTATGGCTAAAAAAGGTTCATATGACTTTAGTGGTTACGCAACTAGAGTCGGCTTGAAATGCACCGATGGACGGACCATTCTTCCAGATGCGTTTCAAGATAACGATGGCCAGACTGTTCCATTAGTTTGGCAACATTTGCACAATGAGCCAAGTAATATTCTTGGACATGCAGTGCTTGAAAATCGTAAAGATGGCGTATATGCATATTGTTCATTTAATGAGTCTCCCGCAGCACAAGATGCTAAAGAAGCCATTAAACATGGAGACATCAAAGCGCTATCAATCTACGCCAATTCACTTGTTGAAAAGGCAAAGAATGTCGTGCATGGTGTCATTAGAGAAGTGAGTCTTGTCATTGCTGGCGCAAATGCTGGAGCATATATTGATAATATCGCATTTCAACATGGTGATGGATCGATCGTTGAAGACGAAACCGAAGCAATTATTTCATCCCAAGATGAGTTGGAGATTTATCATGCTGAGAATAAAACCGATTCTGAGGAAAAGGATGCGGCCGATGATCCAACCGTTGCAGAAATTTTTGACACATTTAATGACCAGCAAAAAATAGTTGTTTATGCTATGATTGCTGAAGCGATGAAACAAGCTTCCGAACTTCAAAACGAAGACGAAGAAGAGGAAACAACCGAAGTTAAACAAACATCTATTGAAGGAGATTCTGATATGAAAAAAAACGTTTTTGACAAATCTGTTACTGAAGGAGAAAATCTTATGCACAAATTAACACGTGACGAACTGCGCGAGATCCTGGCCGATGCTCAGCGCTCACAGGCTAGCCTGAAAAATGCGTTCCTGGCCCATGGCTTTGATTCAATTCAGGATGCCTATATGGCTTATGAGGGCAATGAGGAAGACAAAGCTTTACAACATTCAATTACTGATATTGGATATTTGTTCCCCGATGGTTATCGTGGAACTTCTCCAACCCCACAATTCCTTTCACGACGAATGGAGTGGGTAGGCAAGATCTTTGGGGCTGCCAAACACGTTCCCTTTTCCAAAATTAAGACTCTTGTTGCAGATTTGACACCGGAAACCGCTCGGGCAATGGGTTATGTTAAAGGAAATGAGAAAGCTGAAGAAGTTATCGCTATTCTCAAACGCACAACCGATCCGCAAACCGTCTACAAGAAACAGAAAATTGATCGCGATGACTTGATCGATATTACCGATTTTGATGTAATTGTTTGGTTACGCAATGAAATGCGTGTTATGTTGGAAGAGGAAATTGCTCGTGCAATGTTACATTCCGATGGCCGCTCTGTTGCAAGCGATGATAAAATTATCGAAACCAAAATTCGCCCAATTGCTCTGGACGCTGCCTTATATGCAGTTCCTGTAAATGTTGAAGCAACTGGTGCTAATACAGCACCAACAACCGCCGAATTGATTGATGCAATCGTTATGGGTCGTAAAGATTACCAGGGTAGTGGTACCCCCACATTCTTCACAACTCCTGATATTCTGAGCAATATGTTGTTACTCAAGGATACAACCGGTCGTCGCTTATACCAGAACGAAAGCGATTTAGCAGCTGCTTTGCGTGTAAAAGAAGTTGTTGAAGTTCCAACCATGGATGCTTTCCCGAACCCAAGTACTGCTGTCTTTGCTAAAAGTTGGTTAGCTGGTGTGGTTGTTAACATGGCTGATTATTCCCTGGGTGCCGATAAAGGTGGTGCATTAACAATGATGGATGATTTCGATATCGATTACAATCAATATAAATACTTAATCGAAACTCGTATCTCTGGTGCATTAACTGTTCCACATTCAGCTTTGGTTATTTGGACTGAAGATACATCCGTTTAATCTGGCTAATTGATATTTTGAGGGGTTAGGAAACTGACCCCTCTTTTATGACTGGAGATATTATGGCAAAATTTTATGGTAAAGTTGGTTATGTTACTTCAAAACAGGTATCTCCGGGAGTATTTGAAGATGATGTTGTAGAACGCATATATCGTGGCGATATTTTACAAAACTCGAGACGCTGGGAAGCAACTGATAATCTAAATGATAATCTTGTAATAGCAAATCAAATAAGTATAATTGGCGATATATTTGCGTATGCAAATCTTGAAACAATTAAATATGTGATATGGCAGGGCGTTAAATGGAAAGTATCAACTATTGAAATTGCACGTCCGCGCTTGATTTTAAAATTGGGCGAGGTCTATAATGGATGAGTTTGGTTCAACGAAACGACGCGCATTACATGATATTTTAGTAATATTGTTAGGTAGTAGTTATGTTTACTTTCAACCCCCAGCATCGATAAAGATGACCTATCCATGCATAACATATTTTTTGGATACAATTAATACATCATATGCTGATTCTATTAAGTATAAGAACAAAACCCGTTATACTGTGACCATTATAGATAAAAATCCAGAATCCGAGATTCCAAATTCTTTAATGAATCTCGAGTATTGCAGTTTTGATAGGCATTTTGTTGCTGATAATCTACATCATTTTACATTCATTTTATACTACTAAAGGAGTTAATTATTATGGTAGCATTAGTTTGGGATGCAATCGGTGAACGTTTTTACGAAACCGGTGTTAGTAAGGGCGTTCTATATCCTATGGACGCTTTGGGCGCATATCCTCTTGGGGTTGCCTGGAATGGTTTAACAGCCGTTTCAGAATCACCCTCAGGAGCGGAGGCTACTCCATTTTATGCGGATAATATTAAGTATTTATCGCTTGTTGGCGCAGAAGAATTTGCTGCAACTATTGAAGCTTTCACTTATCCAGATGAATTTGCAGCATGTGACGGATCTGTTGAAGCTGTAGTTGGTGCATTTATTGGTCAACAATCAAGAACCAAATTTGGTTTGGTTTATGTAACGGTTCTTGGTAATGATGTTGAAGGTAACGATCTTGGTTATAAGATTCACATTATTTATGGTGCTCAGGCTTCTCCCTCAGAGAAAGCGTACAGCACTATTAATGAAACCCCAGAAGCCATTACTTTCAGTTGGGAACTTTCAACAACCCCTGTTCCTGTGACGGGCCACAAACCTACAGCAACATTAGTTATTGATAGTACAAAAGCAAATGCCGCAAAATTGGCTTTGCTTGAAAAAGAATTGTTTGGTGATACTACAACTGAGCCGAACTTACCATTACCAGATGAAATTATTACTTTGTTAACCGCTGTTTAG